GAAATCCAAAGCGTTGGGTGACAAGTTAATCGTAGGTTTAAATTCAGATGCGTCTGTACGGGAACTAAAGCCCGGCAGACCCATCAATTCCCAAGATGACCGCATGGCTGTATTGCTGGCGCTACGCTGGGTAGATGAGGTCATCATCTTTGATGAGCCTACACCGTTGCAATTAATCCACAGAATCAAGCCTGACATCATTACAAAAGGTGGTGACTACAGCCCAGACCAAGTTGTAGGAATTGCCAAACAAATAGTTATCATTCCTTTCCTAGATGGCTATTCATCAACAAGGATAATCAATGCAACTCAAGGGCATAGTAAACAAGGGCTGGGGGTCGGAGCTAATCTGGGCTACCAACGATAAGTACTGCGGAAAGCTGATGACCTTCCGCAAAGGTGCTAAGTTCTCTATGCACTTTCACGCTGAGAAAGATGAGACTTGGCTAGTCCAAGGTGGTTTATTCAAGGTCATTTGGATTGACACCAAAGATGCCAGCCGCCATGAAAAGATTCTCAACGTAGGAGATACGTGGCATAACCCACCATTACTTCCTCACCAGCTAGTTTGCCTAGCAGCAGGTGTGATCTTAGAAGTCTCAACTGCTGATTCTGTAGAAGATAACTATCGTGTGGAGCCGGGGGACAGTCAATGCGTATCCTAGTCATCGGTGATGTCTGTATAGATGAATATAGATACGGGGAAATACGGAGAGTAAATCCAGAATCCACTGCGCCGTTGCTGAACTTTCAGGACAGCGAAGAGAAAATGGGCATGGCGTTTAACGTAGCCCAGAACCTCAAGGCATTTGGGGCAGATGTTACCCTGTGCGTCAGCGAGGAAATCTCCCGCAAGATCCGTTACATCGACCGCAGAACAGGAGAACACCTGCTCAGGGTAGACCATGACGTACAAGCAAAACCATATAAAACCGGCAGTAAGTACTTTTTCGATGCCATAGTTATATCTGACTATGATAAGGGTTTTGTAACCAATGAGGTCATCTGGAAGCTGCGGCAGAAGTTCCAAGGGCCAATCTATATGGATACCAAGAAGAAGAACTTAGCTGACTTCCCCGGCATCTACATCAAGATTAACCAGCGGGAACTGTATGAGTCCACCTCTATTCCAGATCCAGAACATTTAATCGTTACTTACGGGGCTAAGGGGTGCGGATATCAAGAAACACTCTATCCGGCTAAGGTGATAGAAGTTGTGGATGTATGCGGGGCAGGTGATGTATTCCTAGCGGCTATGGTGTACAAGCACATACAGACTGGCGATATGGGCCAAGCTTTGCCGTTTGCCAATGAGAAAGCGGCAATATCTTGCCAGAGCATAGGTGCTGTATGCGTATCCTAATTACTGGCTATAAAGGATTTATTGGCCAGAACATGGTTAAGGCTATGTCAGACCACGACCTAGACTTGTGTGAATGGGGGGATGAGTATTCCCTTTATGGAATAGATAGGGTCATACATCTAGGTGCCATCTCAGATACACGATGTCAGGATTGGGTAGCCCTGCGTAAACAGAACGTAGGGTATACCATTACTTTGATGGAGAAGTGTCAAGAGTATGGAATACCTATTCAAATAGCTTCTTCGGCTTCGGTCTATGGGCCTGACAATACAACGTTTAAAGAGACTGACCCAGTAGCGCCGGCTAATCTATATGCAGAATCCAAAGCTTTGATAGAGCAATACTTCCATGAGATGCGGCCTGTCTCACCTATTCAAATATTCAGGTACTTTAATGTCTACGGCCCACATGAAGATCACAAGGGAGATCAGGCTTCTCCGTTTCACAAGTTTCGCGAGCAGGCAAAGACAGGAACGATTAAGATATTTGAAGGTTCAGAAAACTTTAAACGTGACTTTATCCATGTAGATGAGGTCATCAAAGTTCACAGAAAATTGTTCCATTTTCTAGGTTCTGGAATTTGGAATGTAGGAACTGGAAAAACAATGTCTTTTTTGGATGTTGCGCGCTTGGCAGCAGATGAATTTTCAGCGAAAATAGAAACAATTCCAATGCCTATATTGGGTGGTTATCAAATGTATACGTGTGCTGACATGACCAAATTGAACAGGACGCTGAAATGAAGGGCATCAATGCGCTGGCTCATTCTGTTACTGCTGTTAGGGCTAGTTGGAGCCGTAGCCAAGAGTGGTTGCCATGTCCGAGAATTTTATGGAATTGGCTATACAGTTCACGATCCGACCGAGCGGCACAAGGAAATGATGGCATGGTTGGATCGGAACGCAGGCCATTGCAAGTCAACGGAATACATGGTGATCTGGAACAACCTAGCAGAGTGGGCGGGTACGGCAGATTCCACATGGTTGCGTAACAAAGTTGTTCATGGATACAAAGATGCACTTGAGCGAGAAAAGAAATGAAGGTCAGCTACGACAAGTGGTATCCCGTAGTTCAGCCCAGAGGCTTGGTGCAACAGGAAGTCTTCATCAAAAAGGTAGAGAAACAGAATGCCGAACGGGATTTGCAGGTAAAAATTGACGATACGGTGAAGAAGTTTCACCAGTATGAGTACGAGATTTATGAGTTTAGGATGCGTCAGATAACACTGGACATTCAAATTGTTAACCTTAAACGTGAGATTGATTTACTTGTATGACCAAGAAGCCAATACCCAGAGTCAGAAAGCCCTCGCCGGACACAAGGGACAAGCTGACGTTGTACGTCACGCTGATGGTCAGCACAACCCTGTGCATCTCTGTATTGGCTATGGTAATCAGCTTTATGTTGGGTTTGTGGGCAAAAGAAGTGGACAACGCAGAGATATTCAAAATGATTTCACCCGCTTTTTCTACTCTTATAGGCGGCATGATTGGGTTCCTGTCTGGTATCAAACTCATGCAGAATGATGAAAAATCTAAATCTTGTAAGGATTGACTATGTTTGACATATTAAGTGGCGGTATTCTAGGTTCGGTGTTTGGCGGCCTGTTTCGTATGGCCCCCGAGGTGCTGAAGTTCTTTGACAAGAAGAACGAACGTTTACACGAGCTTGCTATGTTTAAACATCAGTGTGACTTGGAGGCCCAGCGAGGTCAGCAAAAGTTGGCCGAGATAGGTGCTCAACGTGAAGCCGCTATGGACGTAGGCGTCATGGATGCGTTTAACAACGCCATTACCCAACAGGCCGAAATGGTCAAAGCTGCGGGCGGTTGGGTAGCAAGTCTGTCAGCTTCTGTCCGTCCAGTCGTTACATATTGGGTACTGTTTGTCTGGTCATTTATCCACGTATGGTTTGCGTGGAACGCATGGCTTGCTGGTGCGCCAGCCGTGGAAGTGTTTAAAACCATGATGACACCTGACTTCTCAGCTTTGTTGTCTGGGACAATAAATTACTGGTTCCTTGATCGTACTTTAAAGCAAAGGGGTATTTAAATGGCACACGCAAACAACTGTTTAGTTCACGAAGATGGCCCATGTAACTGTGGATTTGAAGAGATTCTTGAAGACGAAGCGGCAGAAATTGCCGCCGAGCATCTGAACGAAGAATGAACCTAGAACTAGCCGCCGCTCTGTGCCGTCAGTTTGAGGGCTACCGCGCCAAGCCGTACTTGTGTCCGGCTGGCGTGGCCACGATTGGTTATGGTTCTACTTACTACGCAGACAAGCGCAAGGTAACTTTAGAAGACGCGCCGATGGATGAACCCACGGCACGGGCGCTTTTGATGATTGAGTTGGAACATACATACTTGCCCGGTGTTTTGCGTAACTGCCCCGGCCTGATTACAGATGTTCGTAAGTGCAATGCCATTGTGGATTTTTGTTATAACTTGGGCACGGGACGCTTGCAGACTTCTACGTTAAAGAGGAAAATCAATGCCAATGATTGGGAAGGGGCAAAAGAACAACTGATGCTCTGGACTAAAGGTGGCGGTAAAGTACTGCCGGGTCTGTTTAAACGCCGCACGGCTGAGTGCGCTTTGTTGGATTAACCGATGGCACTTAAGAAACTTGCATTGAAGCCGGGAGTGAACCGGGAAAACACCCGTTACACAAACGAAGGCGGTTGGTTTGAGTCCGACAAAGTGCGGTTTCGCCAAGGTACACCTGAAAAACTGGGTGGCTGGGCACGTATTTCAGTGTCCACATTTTTGGGTGTATGCCGTTCACTGTGGAACTTCATTACCCTAGCCAACCTGAACCTTCTGGGTATTGGTACAAACTTAAAGTTCTACTTAGAAAACGGTGGCAACTACTACGACATCACGCCTCTTAGGTCAGCAGCGGTACTGAGCAATCCGTTTAAAACAACCAACCTATCTACCACTGTTACTGTGACGCACACGGCTCACGGTGCTTCAAATGGCGATTTTGTTAAGTTTAGCAATGCGGCCACGGTGGGTGGATTAGACTTAAATAATGAGTATCAGCTTACTTTGGTTGATTCCAACTCATACACCATTACAGCAGCTACGGCAGCAACCTCTACGGTAGCGGCTGGTGGTGGTACGACTGTCAGTGCTGTCTATCAAATCAACGTAGGTCTGGCTTATGAAACGCCATTAACTGGTTGGGGTGCTGGCACTTGGGGCGCTGGAACATGGGGCTACGGTGGTACGTCCACCTCTGCTCTTCGTTTATGGAGCCAGTCTAACTTTGGTGAAGACCTAATTATCGGATTCCGTGGTGGCCCAATCTATTACTGGGATGCCAACTTTGGGGTGTCCCCAGCTACATTTACGGTGACTATTGCCAGCCCTGCGGTAGTGACTTCTACCATTAGCTTGTTAGATAACACTCCTGTAATCATTACCAACTCAGGTTATCCATCTGCTTTGCCTACGGGTTTATCTGTGGGAACTACGTACTATGTTAAAGGTACTGGCGGCACAACATTTAACTTGGCATTGACCGCTGGCGGGTCGGCTATTAACACTACTGGATCACAGTCTGGTACGCATTACATCATGCCTAACGCAGTGCCTGTAACGTCTTTGTATGGGGCTTCTGACGTTCCAACCATTCAGAACTTCATTTATGTATCTGATGTCAGCCGGTTTGTGTTTGCATTTGGTTGTAACGACTACGGCTCTAGCATTCAAGACCCCATGTTAATTCGTTGGGGGGATCAAGAATCTGTAGTTAACTGGACTCCATCGGCTACAAATCAAGCCGGTAGTGTTAGATTGTCTCACGGCTCAAGCATCATTACAGCTATTCAAACCCGTCAAGAGATTGTGGTGTGGTCTGATGCCGCCGTGTATTCTCTCCAATACATTGGGCCGCCCGTAGTGTGGTCTAGCCAGTTGCTGGGTGACAACATTTCTATCTTGAGTCAAAACGCAGTA